CCCTAGTATTTTTCATAATTTTGAGTTCTGACATCTCTTCCAGTAATAAAGGAATTCTTGGTATTGCAACTCTTTCTTCATATACCATCATTGCTAAGTCTTCGTAGTGTTTTTTAGCAACAGAAACGGTATCGGTCTTTATGCCTACCGCCTTTAATTCCTGTTGAATATCAAATGACTGCCAACGGTCAAAAGAAACAACCCCAATATTAAATCCCTGTCTGCGTAAATTAATGATCCATTGCTTTACTTCTGATAAATTAACTGGACCCTCCGCTTTTGGTTCCCACCAGGCAACTGCATCAACAATAACCATTGGTGCTACTTGCTCATAATCTTTAATAACTTGAATGTTTACCCATTTATCTACGTGAGCAATTGCTACAGCACACTTGTCATGCTTTTGTGCAAGGTCAGCGTGAATATAGTATATCTTTTCTGGATCAGGTTTAAATGATTCATCAAACCTTCTAAAATTATCAACTGGATTTCTTAATGTCATTACTTTTTCTAATTTTGCTTTATCTTTAAAAAATGCATCTGATGCAAATGTTGGCGTACAAGCAAAGCGCATCATGGCATCACCAAGGTCTGTATAGAATGCTAACTTAAAATCATCTATTTTTCTAGTAGGATTTACATCCCACGTTGTTTTTTTAAGTGCTAAAACTTTTGGAACCTTGTAAGAAAGAATAGTATCTTCGTCCCATGAAATTTCAAATTGATTATTTGGATCATCGTGTGGCAAGTCTTCATTCATAATAAAAAGATGTTTCTTTTCAATAGTTTCTTTTTCTGCAATGACATCTTCATATCTTTTGGAAATAAAATCACCTTGGTAGCGGGGGAATGAAAGCAATACTACTTTTCCTAAATCTGGAAAACGAGAATCTACAGACCCACGAAATGCTTTATAAATATTTTCTGCAGTCTTACCTTGCTCATTACCAGTTCCAACTTCAGATGCAAAACCAGAAATTTCATCAAGAACTGCTAGTAATAAGTTTAAACCTTCATGCGACTCTCTTTCTGAATGTCCAGAATAAACGGTAATTGATTTATCAAACTCAATGCTGTCAGCCTTTGCGTTATACTTTCCTGCAAACCATGGTGATTTTTCTATCTTAGTTTTAAATCCTTTAAAGAATACGTTCTTTGCTTGTTGTGCGTTGATGGCTACGTTTATGATATCAATTGCATCCCCGCTTGGTTTTCCGTAATACCTAGCAGGATCTTTAAGGCATAGCAGTTTATATACTATGTATGCACAAGCGACCGTTGATACAAAGTCTTTTCCAGATCCCTTGCCAAGTTGCAAAATAATTTCATTTTTAGTATATTTATCAAAATATTGAGCACCAGCAACTGATCCAAATATTTCTTGTAGTTCTTCTTTACGATAAATTTGACTCATTGCTTCTACAATTTCATACTGTATTAAAGACAATTGTGGTTGACCAAGATAATCAGCAGATTCAACAAATGTTTTTGCGTCTACTGGAATTTCATCAAATTGATTTTCTTTTAAAACTTCTAAGAAATCATTAAACATCTTGGACAATAGTAATTACCTCTCCCTCTTTAGCAATTTGAGAAAGACGCTTCATAATTAAATCACGAACTTCTGGATGAGTTGAAGCAATGTCTCTTAAGATTTCAACAAGAACCTCTTGTCGCCTTTCAATTTCAACCATTTCTTCTGCAAGTTCTTTGTTTTCTAAAAGCCCTGCTTTTTGTAACATTTCAATTCTAGATTTTTCAATATCCATAACTAACTTAATTGCCTGAGTTTTTGCACTAAGATTATTAGTTAAACTTGATTCATCAATAACTTCATAAGCCTTCGTAATTAGTTTACTATAATGAGTATCAGCACCCGCAAGGGCTTCTTTAGCCCGTGCACGAATTGCATCATTTGCAGATGCCATAACCTTCCACTCATTAATTAATGAAACAACACGAGTACGTGGAATATCTAACTCTTTAGAAATTTTTGTTGGATCTTGCCCTTTAAGGTATTCTGTAACTACCTTATTAACTTCATCAAGATGCTCAATTAATTCTGATTCAGTTGACATGTTTTTCCTTTGCTATTTTTAGTAAAACTAAATATCCTATTAAATCATCAATGTCATTATCTCCAGGGTAGTCTGTGCCTTTCATTAAACGACTTAACTTGTCATCAATTCTAACCTTAAGTTGTTCTGCTGGATCTGATTTACTAAAAATTCTTACAGGATCAAGAGCAGAATCTCCGTAGGCTATATTTTTTTCTATAAGCATTTGTGCTATAGAGTGACACGTCTTCCAAATTGAATTGCCAGAAGGCGCTCCAACGGACTTAAGATAAAGATCGTTACAATTAAAATCTTTAACATCTTTAAATACTGCATTTAGTTTAATTTTAATACCTCTATCTATTTTTAAAACTTAATTATTCTGAATCTATATCCCAAGAATTATCTTGCTTTACAGTAGAACCAACAGAAAAATAATCATAATTTTTTTCTATCATATTAAAACCATTTTTAATAAAAACTGATGTACATGATTCTTCAACTTCATTAAATCTTAATCCCCAGAATGGAATTTCTAAATAACCTTTGTTGTACATAAACTTACATGTATTTTTATAGTCATTGCTATTATCTAATATTAAAATATTAGGAGATTCAATTTCAAAAATATTTTTAGTTAATAGAAGTCTGTTAGAAGCACAATCAACAAAAACAATTGTTTTGTCGTTAATTTCTATATCTGGAGTTTTATTTTCTAAATCATATTTTTGAATAAATCTATAGTCAACGTTTTCATGTAGTCCTGATTTAAAATTATTATAAAAATTTATATCACTTTCAAATGAAATAACATTCTCTACTTTTTCAGCAAAATAATTTGTTGAGTGTCCCGAACCAAATTCAATTAAATCAAAGTCACTAAAATCATAAGATTCAAACCAATCTAAAAATGGTAAAGACAGCATTGGCTTATTTTGATATAAACCTTTTGCTCTTAAAATTGTCATTATTGATGCTATTTTAAAATAATCGTAATCTAAAATTATACCGCCAGTGGTATAGAGTGGTTGTTCTTTCATCGCTTTGATCTCCTTAGTTTAAATTTTGCAAGATATACATAAACAGTTTCTACACTAGTCCCGCATTCTTTTGCAATGTCTTGTGGAGATTTTTTATCTATAAGATATCTCTTACGGAGCCAAATCTCGCTTGTATATAGTTTACCACTCATAAGGTTATTCGTCAACTTTTCTCATTAATATCATAATTAAACCTATCAGAATCTTCTAAAATCCATTTATCTTGATTTTCTACATCGTATTTTCTTTCATTAATTATTCTATCAATGACGTATTCTTTTTTGAGCGTAAAAGATGGTTCATAAACTCTAACTCTGTTGTTTGGTTGTATAGCAAAGTTACCGTCATCTCGTTGTATAACGTGCCCACATTTATGATCTGCTGGGCTTTCTGAGTAGCCATCATCTAACACATTTGTATCAGGGTTGTGCCAATCAAGGGTAAATAAATATGTACCTTTAATAAAAGTTTTAGTTCTATCAATATATGACATTCTAAGATTGGTCAAGTTTTCAAATTTAGTTACAGAAACGTGATGACTAAATGAATTCCACAATACTAGATTATGCAAGTCAATTTCTGGAACTCCTGGTTTTGTACAAAATGCAGATATCGGAAGTCTCCACCATAAGCCCCCATCTTCCATCATAATATGAAATAATGGGCTTCTTGATTTAATACTTGAAACACCAAACACAACACATTCAAAATATTTATCGTGACTGTCTTGATGGTTTCTTAAATAATTTCCCCTTACATAGCAGTTTATTGGTGGTATATTTGCGTTTAACTCTGGCATATTTAGTTTATATCTCTAATAATTTGAATTATTTTTTTATGTTCTATTGATTTTGTTACTTCATTTTCAAGCCAAGCAGAAGCGGTTATGTTTTCTGTATATCTTTTTAGATTATCTGATAAAAAATTATATTCTTGTAAAATTGCATCATTATCAAATAAATTAAGACCAGCCATAACAACAGCAAAGTTGGCTGCAGAAAACATAGAGTAGGTAGAATGATCAATAAAATCTTCAGCAACTGGTAGTTTTGTTTTCCATTTTTCTAAATTACATTTTAAAGACTCTGGAATTTCTACACTTAAAATATTTTTCCAAAATTCAGTGTCATTTCTTTTTGTTAAATAATGCAACACAATAAAGTCTCTAATATTTTCTGTTATTTTTTCAAATGATTTATTATAATCTTTTATAACTTTTTCATCATAGTTTTGAATTTTATGCATTAACAAAAAACTTTGTTGAATTGTTAATCCAATTGAAGTTGCTTCTAGTGGTTCAAAAAAACATCCGCTTAATCCCATTGCAACACAGTTTTTACTCCAGACATTTTCTAAAGCGCCAGGATCAAATTCAAAAGTTTTTCCAATCTCTACTTCATATCCAAGTTCTTTTTCTACCTCTAATTTTGCTTCGTCAGCAGTTATAAAGTTTTTGTCGTATATGTATCCATTTCCGTGACGGCCCCAAGTTGGTATCTTAAATCTCCAGCCTGCATTCATTGCTTTTGCCAGTGTCCAATAATTGTAATTGTCTTCATCTCCTGTTGGAAATGTAATTGCAGAATTTAATTTTAAATATTTGCTAAAAGATTTCCATTTAACGTCTAATTTATTCATTAAAATTCTATTAAATCCTGTTGCATCTATATAAAAATCACTTTTATATTTTGATTTTTCTCCAACTATAAAATCAATAAAACCTGTTTCGTCTAGTTCAACTTCAACTATATCATCATCAACAACATTAATGCCTATTGCAATGGCTTTCTTTTTTAAAAAATCATTTAATTTAAAAGTATTAAAATGATACTGATTTGTTGGTGCCGAAGAGTCTATACTTATTGCACTTGGAGGAACTAAATTATTTACAATACTTTCTGAATAAAGATTTAAATTTTCAGGTATTTGTTTTCCATATACGTTAAGATATTGTCCAGACTTTGATGCGTATGGATGATAAACAGAATGCAAATATTTTTTATCTTTTATCCAATTGTCAAACATAACACCTATTTTAAATGTTGCATCGCACTCTAAAATAATTTCACTATCTTTAATTCCAACAAAGTTCATAAATTCTTTAAAATGTTCGGTTGATCCTTCTCCTACACCAACAATTCCAATGTTTGAAGAATAAATTAAATTTACTTTTAAGTTACTACGATTTTTTAAAATAAGTGCAGAAATTAAACCAGCAGTTCCACCGCCAACAACTGTCAAACTTTTTACGTTTTTCATTATTTATTTACTCCTATTGCTTTATCCCAGTTATTAATAGCCCAATGGCCGATACCACAAGCATCAGCAACGTCATTGTCGTTAATAATTCTATCATAGTTGATTTCAATTAGTTTTATGGTCCTTTCTTTTCTTATTTGCCGTTCGTATGTTTTATACCAAGAAACTGATTTTCCAGGGTTTTTTGATCTAATCGTCAACTGTTCTTCTTTTGTTAGTTTTTTATTTCCTAAATAATTTTGCCAGGTTATTGGTGATACAGTCCCTATAACTTTTGTTCCAGTTAATCCAGCAGCACCTAATAGTGCACCCTGAACTAATGCTAGATCTGCAGCAGTTTTAGGGCTGTTCATAAATACAGTATGTTCAATTATAATTGC